GTCTTTGGCTGGATGACTACGAAGTTCATTCCACCGGCGGAGCCGTCGCCAGACATTGAGATGCTCAGGCTGCCCAGTTCGACATACGGCGTAGTGGTGGCGCTTGGTGCTGGGAGATCCAGCAGGTTCGCGCCGCTATCTACGCCAGCGACGATCAGGCTGAATGGGTTTGCCATTACTGAGTACGGCCAGGCTTGATGCGGCGAATAGAGTTCGCCACCACGGTGTCAACTTTCTCCGTTCCAATGTTGACCGTGACGGTCGTTGGCGTTGTGCTGCTCGTGCCGCCGCCGATTGGGATCGTGCGACCGGTATTCGGATCAACGGTATAGCCAGGTGCGGTATCGGTAATCGGCACTGGGATCGACTTACCTTGCAATGTCAAGAAGAGTTTATACGCCTCATTGAACAGATCTACTGCCAGTCGCACCCTGTCAATGCCGTCAGCAATCGGCTTGAAGACATTGTCCCAGTACTGCTGCTGGTCGATTGAGAAGCTGATGCCGAGCAGGTCGCCAGTCTCCTTGATCGCATCCATCAACGGATTGAAGTTATTCTCAACGACTCGACCAATAGCGCCGCCCATATTCTCCAGCACGCCGATGACGAGCGGAGCCACCGTCTGCGTAAAGAAGTCCAGCGCAGCATTCACGGCTGGGAGCAACTTGTAGCCGAACTCCTCCATCTTCTCGTTGAGTGCGACCTGCGCTTTGAGGAACTTGCCGCCGGTCGTATTGGCGATCTCGTTCGCCACGCCGCCATACTTGGCAGAGATGGCCGTCAGGATCTCCTGCGCCGTCGCGCCCTTGTTGGTCTGCACGCCGAGTGCGCGGAGTCCGCGCGTCTGACCCTGTGTCGCCTTTCCGATGGTCTGGATGACCTCTGCGAGGTCAGCGCCTGTGACCGCAGCCACATCTGCCGCAACAGCGTTGGCTCGGAGGATCGTCTCCTGATCCGCGAAGAATCGGCTGCCTGCCTCAATACCGGCGCGTACCTGGTCATCGGTGATACCGAGCGCAGCGAGTTCTAGCGTCTGGCGTTGGATCGCCTTGCTGAGTCCATCGGTCAGGAGTCCGCGAGCCTTCAGCGCAGCATTGAGCCGCGCATTCGACATCTCGTCATCTACGGCCGCCTTGACTGCATCTAGGGTGAGTTTGGCGAGAACAGCACCAGCCGCAGCTGCTGCACCAAAGCCAATCTGAAGCGCCTTGAGGCTCTTGTTGACCTTGTTGATATTCCCTGACGCAGCGTCTCTCGCGCTGATCGTTGCGTTGACTGCGACATTCGCCATTGCTTACTCCTATCCTGCGCGCAGGTTAGACATATTCGGAGAGATGCCAAACACCTGAGCATCTGCTCGTAGTTGCCGGACTCGTGCCGTGTGTGCGATTGCCTTGACCTTATCCGTCGCCTCTCGTCGGCGCTTACCCTCAGCCTGTAGCGGCGTGAGTGGTCCGACAAAGTCAGGCTTGTTCCACTTCTTGAGCGCTTCTTCCTGCTGGAACTTTGTCGCCGTGCCATTGGCATACTCGATCTCTAGACCGAGCACCTTGTTGCGCTTGGCGACATCCGTCATTAGCAGCACGATGGTCTTCGCCATCGCGTCCTGACCTACCTTGATCTTACGCTCTACGGTCTTGATTACGAAGTTATCGCCACGAGTTCCTGGATGCTCAATGACCTTCTGCGTGGTGAAGAGGTTGCGCGCCGTAATCTTTGGGATGGTGTGTGGTCTGGTTCCCTTGACCACCAGCCAGGCATACCACGCGCCCTTCTTGCCACCTACAGGACCGACCACAGCACCTGGGCGTGTGATCTTGGAGCGACGGCCGCGCACGCTCTTGGCGAGACCCTTGGAATCAGTTGGAGCGGCATCGCGCACATACGGCGCGAGCGCACGAGCTGCGTTCACGGTGGCGAACTGCTCCAACTTGCGAACGCCCTTCCAGCCAAGCGACTCTAGGAAGGTCTTTTGCAGCAGTTCAGTCTGGCGACGCACATCGCCCTGAATCTCCAGTTCTAGTCCATTGACTGCCATCTACTTACCCTTCGGCTGCATCTCGGCGTGGAGTTCCCACGCCTGAACTACCTCCTCAATCGGTAGGCTCGCCACTTGGGAAGGCCACATCCCAAACTTCTGACCAAGGATGTGGAAGATGATTTCCGCCGGTGGGGCGATGGAGTGACCCATCGACATCCGCCGTGCAGCGAGCCTTACTTGGGGTCCAGTCGGTTCCCCTTCGCCCACTCAGTCATCAGCGCGACGAGCGCCTCAACTGGTGCGTCAAGGATGTCTGCCACTGGCTCGCCATCCAAGCCCTTGAAGTTATGCGAGACCACGATCCCAGCGAATGCTGGCAGTACGCGGCTCGCCTCACCTGACTCTAGGTCAAGCATCAGTCGAGCGGTGACGCTTCCGCGCACCTCTGCGTACCATCCAGCGAAGTCACCCTCTAGGGTGACCTTCCGATTGTCGGCCATTGAACCCTCCTAGCGCCCTACGGCGCTGCTACTTACGGCGCTACGCTGAGTGGCGAGTCCACGATGATCTCAAGCGACTTGCCTGAGGTCGTGTCGTACGCCAGTCGGCAGGTGACTTCGTTCATCACCACACCGTCGGTGTCCGCCTGAAGCGGCACAACATTCTCGATCTCCCACGAGCCGAGAATCCACACACCGTAGTTGTCAGAAGTCGTGCCGTAGAGGCGCAGGAACTTCTGCGTCGCAATGTCGGTGATTGGGAATGAGGTGGTCGCCGCGCTGTTGCTCACGACCGTGAAGGTCAGCGTCGCATCGAGCACGCCGGTCAGTGCGGCCGTGGCTGCCGTCAGGCTCCCATCAAGTGCCGTCACCATACCCACGCCAGTGTTCACCGAGAGGCTGAAGTTCATCACGCTGGCGAAGTCGGTTGCGCCAGTGCCGCTCTTGTCAGGGAAGTTCGTGTCGGTGCTGAGCTTCATCAAGCGACCAGCCATCATTGGCTGCGCTGGCACTGCCGTTGGGAAGGCGAGTACCGATGACTCAACGACGGTTGCGGCGAAGGTTGCGCCAACTTGCAGCAAGCCTGTGGCATCTGCTGAGAAGGTGACCTCTGTCGGAGCTGCGTCGCGCACGAGATACTTCTGCACGCCGTCGGTCACAAGGAACGAGTAGAACACGAGCGTGTCGACATCGCCCTGTGTTGGCGACCAAGTCCACGAGTACGGCGAAGCCGTGCCGGAGGTGCTCGCGCCGATTGCGTCAAGGATCAGCGGAAGGGTGCGGAGCGATGCAGGACCCTCAGTGATTGTCAAGACTGGAGCCTTGCCGGTGATCGTTGGTCGCCCAGCCTGAATGGCGGTGCGCTTACCAACTGAGGTGGTGTCGCCTAGATCAACCGTCACGCCCAGGTCAAGCGCGCCAAGTGTCTCGTTGAAGAGGACCTCACCTGTCGCCGTGCCGATAGACGCGGCTGTTCCGAAAGCGGCCTGCGACGCAGTAGCGATTCGCGTCAGAGCCTTTGCGCCGATTGTTGCCATCTCTCGATCTCCTTGCTCTACGCGGTGAACGCCACGGTGTCATAGACCGTGACTTCCGCTTGTGCCTGCACCGTCAGGTAGTCCTGATCGGCGTATGTATCTGTGCCGAGTGTAGTACCAGTGACTGCGACCTGAACCGCGTTTCCACTAATGGTCACCGCTCCATCGAATGCAGTGCGGAGCCACGAGCGCCAAGTGTAGAGGTCGCGGTACTTGTCATCCATCCGTGGGATAGGGAGCAGGTAGACCACGACATTGACCGTGAGCACCGTGGTGCGGTTGCCGTTGCCTACGGTGATCTGATCGCCACCTGGGAAGAGCACCGCGCACGGTACAACCGGCAGAGACTCAGGAGGCGTGGCGTATGCCTTGCGAAGCGTGTAGCCAGTCGGCGGCGTGACCGCCGTCAGCCGAGCTGCAATGGCATCAAGGATGGTCAGGTCGGTCATCGTGCCAAGCCGCCGCGCTTGCGGTACGGCTCAAGGATCAGCGCAGCCTCTGGGTGCAGAGCGCGGCTCATCCGTAGGATGCCGCCAAGGTCAGCCGATCCGATCACGCCGAATGGCGCGGTGCGGCTGTTCCACACAGCGCCAGCCTGAATGATCTCCGCCTGCTTGACTGCTGCTGGTACTGATGGGAAGCCGAACACGCCGACCACCTTCACGCCGAGATAGACATCCTTAGGGAAGTTGCGCGGCCAGGTGACACTCGTATCGATCTCCGTGTATGGGAAGCCGTCCAGCGCTGCATTGCGCGGTGCGAGCACATAGTCAGTGCCAGCCGTCCAAGTGGTCTCGTAGGTTCCGTTCGCATCATCGTCTGTCTGGAGCGTTGTGACGCTGACGAGATCGTCGGTCAGCACATACTCCCAGTCCTCAGCCGTGTAGTAGCGCGTCTCTGACGCGGTGCCGAAGCCAGTCTTACGGTCGCAGTAGAGATCGATCAGCGTGTCGGTTGCATCGAGCACCGACTGGAGCGCCGTGTCATCTGTGCTGTCGGTAATGCCAACAGCAGCCTTGAACTCAGCGAGCGTTGCATAAGACATTTAGCGGCCTCCTGTGTGCATCCACTTGAGGGTCTCTGTGCCAGAGCCGACGATTGCATAGAGTTTATCAGTCTCGGCAAGCCAGATCTGCAACACCACACCCTTAGTCAGTTCGAGTCCGTTGCTGATGGTGACATCGGCTCCACCGACATACATCGTATTGCCGTTCTGGGGCGAGTGCAGTTGCACCCACGACGCGCCAGTCTTGCCGGTCGTGATGTAGGTTGCGGTGCTCGTGACGGTCGTCTGTCCAGTCGTGATGCTCACGCTTCAACCTCTGTGCTTTCCGCCACGCTGGCAGGTGTTGATGAGAGGGTAGCAGTCCTCATATTCTTTGATACTTTCGCGCGCTCTACGAGCCGCGTTGGTGCCTCTGCATCGACATCTGCAACACGCTCCGCCAGTCCGAATCCGATCAGGCTCTCCGCCTCTGCCTGTGGCAGGTCAACGATGGAGCCGGTCGGATATTCGCCGCGTCGCTTGCAGAGTCGAACGAGCATTAGTTCTCCAATCTTGCGGATCAGGGGAGCCGCCGAAGCGACTCCCCTTCACCACTAACTAAGCCGAGCTACTGACGAATCAGTTGCAGGCGTAGTACTTGACGGCATCAGCCTGGGCAAGCCCAGTTGCACCGCGAACCTCAACCTTGTACGAAACAAGGCCCAGGTTCCACGCGTACTCGCGGCTTACATCCACGCGGATGCCACCGACGAGCGCGGTCTTGATCTGCCCAAGGTCACCGAAGAGGATTGGCTTGGCATTGTCAGCAATGTCAGCAATCCCTGAAGCGGTGTAGACAGGCTTGCCAAGGAGGCGATCAACGCCACCCTGACCACCTGGCTGGAAGAGCGGAAGGCTGGACGAAGTGATCCCAAGGATGGTTCCAAGGGTCGCATCGGACATCAACCAACCAGCCTTCGCGGCCGAGCGGTACTGCTGCTTCACAGCGTACTGAAGCGAGACCAGTTCCGCATAGGTCGGAACAAAGGTCGCGCCGGTCACGCCTGAACCAGCGGCGTTCACGACAGCCGTACCAGCGGCTGCGCCGTGAGCGATTGCAACTTCCTGACCAGCAGCGTCCGCAATGAACGCAGCGATGTC